TATCACAAAATCTTCCATCATCATCAAACATGATTGTTTCATCAGTAACTTGTGTTATATAATCTTTAATTTCATCTTTTATAGAGTATTGTCTTAAGATCTTACGTTTATCAAAATATGTTCTATCTAAATAAGCAATTGATTTTTGATCTAAAAATCTAGATATTACTTTTTTAGTGAATATGTCATACATATTAGTACCTGGTTCATAAATAATATCATTTGTATCTTCTTGTGGTCCAATAGAATATGTATTTTTAATTCTATCATCATCCCAATTCATACCATATTTAGATAAATTTCTTAATATTCTATTATAAAAACCTAAATTTTGTCCATTATTATTTGTTTGACCTTGATTCCCAAATCTACTATATGTTGCCATTATATTTTATTTTTTTTTAAACAATTTAAAATTATATATTAATTTTTATTGTTCTCAAATAGTTTATATTTAGATTCTAAATTTTTTAATTTTTTATAATATTCTTTTTGATCATTAACATCTATGTTTTCTTTTATTTTTTCAAATTCTTCAATTAAATTGTTAAGTTTATTTTTAATATTATAATTATCTAATATTATGGATAAATCTTTCATTATTTTCAAATTTACTATTTTAGTATTAATAAAAACGAATCTAGGAACGAAATTAGTTGAAATAGAAAATATTTTTGGACTTCCTATTCCATCAATTTTAAGATAATCAAAAGCGGTTATAGTATATTCATAATCTCCATTTTTTTTCAATAAATTATATATTTCTTCAAAATTAATAGGGAATGGTTTTTCTTCATCTATATTATCATTTTCATTATATTCTACTATACTTCTAAAAGAATCAAATAAAATATCAAAGAATAATATTCTATAAGCATATGGTAAATAATCTAAATTTATAGCATATAAAATTCTTTTTTGAATATCTGGTTTATATCTATCATCTATAAGAAAAATTGGACACCATAATTTATTATCATTAAAATCATATTTAATTAAATAAAATTTTCCAATAGTTAATTTTTTTGAATATTTTATTTCATTATTTTGATTTTTTATCAAATAAAATATTCTTTCTGTTGATTCTTTTGTTATTTTCACAATATCATTATTATATTGTCCAAATAATTTTCCACAATAATCTTGAAATTTTCCCATTAGAATAATTTGATTGATTTTTGTTCAAAATATTTTTCAGTTAAAACAAAAAATTTAATTCCAATTCTATTACAATATTTTTCTGCAGATTCCCATTTATTTATATTTTTAATATATGTTTTTAATGAATATTCATAATTTTGTAAAGATTTTATACTATGTTTTTTTGGTTCGATTGGTTCTATTGTTTCTTTATATGGTTTAATTTCAATTATAAACTCTTCTAATTCTCCATTTTTATTTTTCATTTGTATCCAAAAGTCTGGTATATATCTTTTAGTTACATAATTATTATTTTCCATAACTAAATAAGGTATAGTATATTTCTGAGGTTCGGATTCCCATTTTAATATTTTTTCTTCATTATCACAATATAAACAAAATTTATATTCCCATTTAGAACGATATATAATATCGGTTGGGTCTCCCATATATTTATCAATATTTTTTGGTTTATATTCTCCTGAATAATATTTATCTGATCTATTTGGTTTATATTTACTCATAATTATATGTTGTGTAATCCATGTCCATCATTACTAGAATCTAGACTTATCATACTTATTTTTTCTTTATTTTTTATATTATATATTTCTTTTAATCCTTGAGCCATAGCCCTTTTAAAAATTTCTGAAAAATAAGGAAGAGCACTTTTATATCTTTTTTCATTAAAATTTTGCCAATTTTGGAACATCATATATAATCCTTGTTGTAAACAATCATTCCTATCATCAATACTTTTATAATTTCTTTCTTTTTTGGTAATTATTTTATTCCCAATAAGAATTAACATTCTTTCTGCATTTTTTGTTAATTTACCTTTACCTTTTGATAAAACTATCTCATAGTAGAGCTCGTGATCTTCTAAATATCTTGCCATTTTTTTATTTTATTTTTTAAAAAAAATTATTTTTTTAATTTTTTTTATTCTATGTTTATATTGAGGAAATATATGCTTTAAATTATTGAATTATTAATATTAACTTTTATATATAGTTTATATATTAGTTTTTTAAAAATGTTTAATTAAACCAATTATTTTTTAACATTAAATGATATGCTCTTGAATATTTTTTTTTCAATTTTGATTTATTTTTATTAACTTTTAAATAAGCATTTTCACATTTTTCCTTTGTCCAATAATTTTTAGGGTTTCTTAATTGTTTCATATGTGAACAAATATCATTTAACCAATTATTTTTAATTGATGCATAATAACAACCTGGTGATTTGATTTTAAATTCTGTTCTGCTATTATATTTTAGGGATTCGATTTTACAATTATTAATATCATTCCAATATCCATTAGGTGTATAATCAATGTGAATAGTCAATTCTTCTAACCAATTATATTTACATGCTGAATTATATGCGGATATATAATTATTTTTTATTTCATTTATTGATGAACATTTTAAAAAAACTTTTTTACATTCTTCTTTAGTCCATTTTTTATTAGTACCTCCTAATGCACCTGTTTTAGATATATTTAATATTTTAAATCCTTTATTATGGAATTCATTTTTCCAATATTCTTCCATTATTATAGATTCTTCAAAATTTATATAATCTGTTAATTCTATGTATTTTGGATATAATCCTGTTTTTTTCATATGTTTATAAACAGAACTATCTTTTCTATTTAAATGTGACCATTTTCTATATTCTGGATTTCCAGTTAAACCAACATAAATAGAATTATCTTCAAATTCATAAACATAAATTAATCTTTTATTTCTATTACCTTTAGGTTTCATATGTGAACAAATATCATCTAACCAACCATTAATTCTAGCAGATGAATAAGCTGATGGGTTATCATTTTTAAAATCTATTCTATGATTATGTTTTTTAGATATTTCATAACAAGAATTTTTATCCCATTTAAAGTTTATTGGTTTCATCCTATTTAAATTTTTGTTTTAAGCCAAAAAGGGAAATCAAATTAAAGATTTCCCTTTTTAAAATATAAGACATTAATAACTATTTATTTACAATTCTAGTTTTTTTGTATTGTGTTTTATAGTTTTTTAATTCATTGATTTTTTTATTTAATTGATGTTTATAAAGTAATAAATTATCAAATGTTAATTTAAGATTTTTATCATTTTCTAAAAGCTCTTTTTCTGTTAAAAGTTCATCAATTGATTCTTGAACATCTTTAATTTTCTTTTCTAAAACTTTTTCTTTATCTTCTAATGTTCTAAGTTTTTTCATTTCTTTTGATAATTTATTTTCAAAGAAAGGAGTTAAATCATAATCTAATTCTTTTTTAATATCCATAATTAATTCATTAACTGATTCGTATTGATAGAATGAAGATCCTGTTCTAATATCTTTAGAATATAAATACATTTTATCTTTATAATTAAAAGCATAAGCTTCTAATTGAGGATTTAAAATATTATGAACTCTTAATGCTACATCTAATTCAACCATATTATTTAAATTTTCTTTTAATGTATTTAATAACATATAATATTCTTTTTTAAGGTATGGGATAATAGGAGAATTAAATATACTTTCTAATGTAGTTTCAGTATCTAATTTTTCTTCATTAATCATAAGTGATTTGTCTTTAGTAGATAATCCTAATGTAATATTTTCATCAATTTTTAAATAAATTGTATCATTTTCAATCTCAGATAATTTTAAAGCTTGTTCTAATGTTCTTAGTTCTCTAATTCTATCATCATTATCAATATTATCTTCAACTAATGTTTGTTTTATTTCATTTTCATTTAATAAAAACCATCTATCACCAATAAAAGCCATATAACCATCAGATACCTTTTCAACTAATGTGTAAATTTTATCAGCTTTTCCAGAATTTGTCATATTCTGTCTTTCAATAGGACTTTGTGTTAAACCATAAATGAATTTTTTAATTTGAGGCACCCATTCATATATTTTTAATTCATTTAAAATAGATTCCATTCTAGAATCATCATCAGGACGATTTATAATTTCTAAAATTATATTTAATGGTTGACGATAAATCATTCCTTGATTTTGTCTTTCAACTTGTTTATATAAATCTTTTAATTCATATACTAAATTGTATGCATCAATTTCTTGATCAACTTTTTCTAAAAGATTTTTAACTTCTACATCATAAGTATATTTGAATAATCTTTCGTTTAAAATTTTTCTAATTTCTTTTTCTGAAAAATTATCATACTCATTTAAAAGTTTTTCTGTAATACTAGCTATGTCACTTTGTTCATAACCTAATTTTTGTTTAAAATTGAAAATTTCTAATTTTAAATTTTTCATGTTATTATTTTTATTTTTTATTGTAATGTTGCATATTTTTAAAAAAATAATTACAATTCATATGTATATATAATTAATAAAATATCAATTTTTTCTTTTTTAAAAATAGAAAGGACTATTTTAAGAAAATGTTTATCCCCAAGTTATCCCTGATGATGGTGTTTCATCAAATTTTGTATAATTTGGATTATCTTTAGAAAAATTATTTTCTTTATTAAAATCTTCTGGTGTTTTTAAATTAGGATTAATTGGTAATTCTTCATTTTCTAATTTTTCCATATCGTGTACATAAGATTTCCAATAAACTCTTTTAATATTTTCAAATTCTATATTTTCACATTCTATTTCATCAGTATCAACTTTCCATGATGGATAATTACTTCTCACATTTAATGAAAATGTTAAACTTTTAATATTATCAGAACTCATATCAATACCACTATCTCTTGGTAAAATTATACTTTTATCATCTGGTAATTCTAATATGTTATCAATTTTAATTCCGAAAAAGTCCATATTATATGTTCTATAATTAAAAAATAAATCCATTATTTTTTCAGATGCTTTATAAACATCAATCTCACTATCTAATCTTATTTCAACTTCATATGATACATTAATTGGAATTGCAAAAACTTTATTAACTATTTTTGTATATTTTTCATGAATTTTAGTATTTTTAGGTATATAAATATTTGGATTAGCAAATTCTGAACTAACTGAACTAATTGAAGTGGGTGTAATAATACCTCTTGGTATTTGATCAGTATTTAATTCAACTCTTTCATCAGTTACATCATCTAAAAATGAATCTAATAAAAATCTTTCAGAACCTGCAAATGATAAATATATTGGAACTGTTACACATTTTTTTTCATCTTTAAAATAATTTATCCATCTTATTCTTTTATTCAAAGTTTTAGCTAATGAAATATGTAACATTCTAAAAAAAATATTATTATAATTAAATGTTTTATCAATTGGAATTATATTATTCGGCATTTTATTTTTTATTTTATATATTAAAAAAGATAGATTTAAAATTTTTTTAATATTTTAAAACAATCAAGAAAAAAGAATATAAAATTATAAGATAATATTAAGAAATATAAAGGATTTTGAAAAAAGATAAAAAAATAAATATGTATATGAAGAAAAAACTATTAATGGTTTTAAGTCATTGTTCAACAGGTGGCATGCCTCAGGTGGCTGTCAAAAGAATAGAATTATTGAAAGATGAATATGAAATATATGTTATAGAATATTCTAATATATCAGATCATTTTGTTGTTCAAAAGAATAAAATTAAAAAATTAATACCAGAAGATAAATTTTTTACATTAGATGATAATAAATTAGAAATTTTATTTTTAATTGAAAAAATTAAACCCGATTTTATTCATTTTGAAGAAATTCCAGAAATGTTTATGGATTATAAAATTACTTATCAGATTTATAAAAAAAATAGAAATTATAAAATATTTGAAACTACTCATTCTTCTGATTTTGATGTTGATAATAAAATGTTTTTTCCAGATAAATTTATATTTGTTAGTCAATATAATTCTTTTAAATTTAATAAATTTGGTGTACCGATTGATGTAGTTGAATATCCAGTTGATAAAAAAATTATATCAGAAAATGAAAAATATAAATTAATGTCAAAATTTGGTTTAGATCCAAATTATAAACATGTTTTAAATGTTGGATTATTTACACCTAGAAAAAATCAAGCATATGCTTTTGAAATTGCTAAAAAATTATTAGACAAAAAGATAAAATTCCATTTTATTGGAAATCAAGCTATTAATTTTAAAAATTATTGGGAGCCATTAATGAAGGATAAACCTGATAATTGTGTTGTGTGGGGAGAAAGATCAGATGTTGAAGATTTTTATAAAGCTTGTGATTTATTTTTATTTACATCAATGGGATTTAAATATGATAAAGAATTAAATCCTTTAGTTATAAAAGAAGCTTTACAAGAAAATATTCCTTTATTTTTATTTCCGTTGGATGTTTATTGTGGCAAATATGATGATAATGAAATGGTAACTTATTTAACTGGATATATAGATAAAGATGTTCAATTAATATCAAATTTTTTGAAAATAGAATCTAAATATAAAAAATTAGAAGATAAAATTAATTTTGTACAAATATTTGATGATAATACAAATTTATTAAATTTAAAATATAAAAATATTAATTATAATATTTTTGAATATAAAAATTATGATAATAAAATTACATATAATAATTGTTTAAGGCCAGATGATATAAATAGAATAGGTATATA